GGGACTTTGCCATTCCACTTGACGCGCCCTACCCATTTGTGGACTTCAGGCCAGAGGAACTTCTGTAGCTGTCGCCAATAGTTGGCCGTCGATACGCATTTCCAGTCATGCCCGGCAATGGAACGAGTAAGAGAAAACCAGATAATAATGATTGCAGCTATGGCCGTCTTACCCAGGCCCCGAGGACCACGCAACGCATGACGGTGATGCACGACAAGAGCACGCATACCGTCAAGTTGATATGGAGTCGCACTCTTGCCCTCGGGCCACGTAATACACTCCTCGGCAAACAAATCAGGACGGGTGTAGTAGCGATCAACAAAGGCTTTCCGCTGCACTTGTATATTTTGAGACTGACCTTGTTTTTGTTCTTGGAGGATATCCGCTGCCTTGCGACCAGTCCGGCGCTCTAGCTCTTTGGTCAACTTTTCCAGAAATTGACGTTTGTTTACATCAGGCCAGTTCTGCCAATCAGGGGGAATGCGGAGCGTATTCGCTTGTATGATAGGCGTCATCAATGCACCGTGTGTGAGTCTTCCTCTTCAATAACAGGGGGAAGTTCGTTCTGCAAAGCTAGCAAGACCTTATCAATTTCACTGTCAAGGTTCACATTCAGTGTGTCACCATAGTCCTGCCGACGCCGACGAGACAGCCACCACTTAGCAGCCTGCCAGTCATATTCGCGTTTCGTTTCTACTGTTGTAATGATATCACCATTTGGCCGTGTGACGGTTTTCTCCACCGTCACATCATGACCGAAAGCTGCTTTCACAATGACGGAAGTGTAACGTGATTCTGCTATGTTCTCGGCTTCCATCACTTGTGTGGCAAAATTGGCCTTCTTATTGATCCAGTCATAAATGACATCTTGAGACACACCTGCATACGCAGCCGCCGCGCGTCGAGTCATCCCGGACTTGAGACCTTCCATAATCTTTCCTATCCGATCAGGTGTATATTTCCCTTTCCGTCCTCGTTCCGCCATGTATTATCCTTATATCGGACAGGGTACTCTAAAATCGTACCCTGTCACTGACTTACAACACGCCGCTAGTAAAAGATGATCCGCCCCCGCGGCCTCCACGTTTGATCTGCATCTGTTTGTGTTTCTTCATATGCACTCACCTCCCTTCTTCATTTTACAGATTTATCCGCTCTCAATCTTACACGTCTGCGCACCGTTGTCCAAGACTCCAACCACACCACTTCGGTCTCCGTCAAATGAGGCTCTAACCACGTTCGATGATCGGCCCCGCCGTATATCACTAATTTTTCGGGTTGTGTCTGCCGGATGCCTTCACATATTCCCTCTAAATATAACCCTTGATTTTCTTTACTCTTAATAGAGCGGCACTCCACAGCGACTACAGGCGCATGTTGCGGAATACCTGTGAATACCCATTCATATGTCCGGGCATCCGACCATCTCAGGATCGGAATAATATCCAGCCCTGCCTCTTGCCAAAATCGCGCACACCACCGTGACCGATAGTGATTATACATTTGAATCACCAACGGCCAATTGCGCCACAATGAGAAATCTGCGCGGCAAGACCGCACCCCATCCAAATCGCGCAAGCTTATTAAGGATATCTGCTGCTTCGGTCCAGGCCGTGGTAAATCGTCCATCGTCCACAAAGAATCCCAACACACCGCCCTTTGCTTCCGGGGGAAACGCATTTGTGCCCCACAAAAACAACGTGTCAGCGCTATCCAGTATCGGCTGCTTGGCCCAAATAAGATGGGGTGTTAAAGAACTGAGACGATCTGCACGTATATCAGGAATATCCCAGGGATTGGTACCTGGAAACATTACATCACTTCGGAAAGCATGAATGCTACTAATTGCTTCGGGGTCATCCTCGGGCGCGTGGACAACGGCCTCTTTTTCTTCGGCTGCCTTTCGGTCTGCCACCTCAGAAACGATCCGTTCCCCCTCCAAATTTTGGACAAGACGATCCACTTCCTGCATATCCCACCCCAACCCATCCAAACTGTCATCCATAGCAAGTCCCTGTAGGGTCTCGCTCAGAACAGCGTCGTTCCACCCGCCTTTTTCAACGGCGCGGTTCAACACAAGCGCCGCTTCTTCTTCTTCTGCTTCCGGAATCTGAACATAATCAACAGGCACCAACCATTCTTTTTTGGAGACGGTGATCCCTTCTGGCGGGGACAATCCTTGTTCAAATCGGGTCCGTAAGGAATCCGCACGGCCGTGACCAGATAATACATGGCCCGTAATTTCGTTGACCACAATCCGCTCAATGAATCCAAAACGCTCCACCGAAGACTGTATCAAATCTATATCGTGCAACTTGGCATTGTTAGTCAGTACTTGGATTTTTGACAGCGCAATATTGTCCGGACGCATTATTTAATCCTAACAAAAGAAATTATTTCACACATGTCGTCTTCATTTGAAGGCTGGTATGATGCACGCTATTAGCGTTCCGTTCTGAGGAAGAGAAAGAGAATACCCGAAACGTGCTCACCACATAAATAGCGTGCATCATGTCAGCCTTCAAACAAGGGGATGGGGACACCAAACGGAACGCTGCCCCCAGTATATGTGTATCGAGTGTTGTCTTTTGTAATATTCACGCTGAACTCCTTTTCATCAGACCCTCAATGTCGCGCAATAACTCACAAAATTCAATACGCCAGTGTTTTTTTACACGCTTATCTTGAGATTTTCGTCTCCGGCGACAGATCCGACATTCTCGTGTGAATCGAACACGAGATAACCTCCAGAATATGTTTTCTTCTACCTTCGGATGCCCTCACACAAAGAAAGGAGACGGTCGCTGCATATCACCTCCATCTTCTTTGTGACACGTCCTGCCACGTCGTTTCAAGAATATTTTCCAGGTCCCATCCATATGCATTACACAACCCCATCAGAAAAACGATGGTGTCGCCGATCGCGTCCCGCGCCTCATCTGGGAACACCTCATCATCTAAATTTTTTCCCCGTATCCCTTGATGCCCTTTCAGAAATGCGTGGCATAGCTCTCCGAGTTCTTCCTGAGCACCAACCAAACACTCCCACGGCTCCCACCCTGGAAAGTTTTGATCTTGCCATTTTTTATGGTCCGCTTGTATTTGACGTAGATCAATCATGCCACATCTTCCTCTGTATTCAGATCAGAAAACAGTAGCTGTCCACTGGGTAGAACTTCCGTCTGTTGGGAGTGCAATAACGCCAAGTTCTGACAGGATTGTCGATAATACGTCGGTTTTAATTCAACTCCCACCGATCGACGTTGCTGTGATACAGCAGAATAGACCTCTGACCCTACCCCCATAAAAGGAGTCAACACAATCTCGCCAGGATTCGACCACAGCGTCAGACAACGATCGATTACATCCAGTTGCAGAGGATGGACATGCTTTTCATCTTCCTCCTCCTTGGATGCCTTATACGGAAGTACTCGATGCAGCCGTACATCATCCCAGAACGCGGACGCATACTGTCTCCAAATCCAATGTGAGAACTTGTTTTCAATTTGATTTCCTGTCCATCCACGATACTCCAGAACAGACGACGGAGGTTGTCGTTCTCCCGCATATTCAGTCAGCCCCTCGGGATGACTAATCGGAATAGGATTCTTTCCCTTCCGTCGAAACACACACAGATAATCTGCGGACGCCACGCTACACCGCGAGGAATCATCCACAATGGTCTTATGGGCCAGGTTCTTCGCCATGGTTCGATTGCGCACGGCCAACGGCTCTTTCCAGATGGCATACCGACCTGTGTACTGAAACCCGATTTTCTCATGCAATCGAATCACATCTCCGGGGAAGTCCACCAAATGGTCGCATCCCGAGTTCCCAGAAGGCACGTCCATACAATGGACCGCCGTAATACGTCCGGGCATTGTCAACCGATATAATTCTTGCACCACAAAAGCATAGTGCTCAAAAAATTCCTCGTAACTCCGGGCATTGGACAGGTCTCGATCAGACGAAGAGTAGTGATATAGTCCTGCAAAAGGCGGACTATAGACAGATAGATGGATGCTTTCTGCTGGTAACGTCGGCATGACCTCGCAGCAGTCCCCATTATAAATGGCATACCGATCCGTGATTTTTTGTTCTATGACAGCCATGATGGATTCTCCTCTGGGACGGTAAAAGATGAGACAGGTTCAATAATCAGTTCGTGACTCATATTGTCCACTAAAGACGCAAACATGCGATCAGCTGCTCCCTGCTTCCGCTGCAAATTCTGGAGAACATCACGTTCTCCTTCTGTCGTCACGATATCCACCGTCACAGATTGTGTCTGCCCATACCGCCAACAGCGGCGAATGGACTGATAATATTGTTCAAAGGAATGACTGGGAAATGTCACGACATGAGCGCAGTGCTGCCAGTTGAGTCCCCAAGCACCAATTTTTGGCTTGATGACAAGAACCCGCGCCTGTTCCGTCCGAAACGCATCAAATTTCTCCTCTTTCATTTCGTCCTTATCTTTCCCGCTGATCTGAATGGCATCAGTAATGAGTTTTTCTAATAAGTCTCCTTCAGCATTCAAATGACACCAGACCACAGCCGTCTTTCCATCATTGACCAAATCAGCGGCTTTTTCACATCGTTCCGATATAGTCAGGCGGCGTTCTTCGCGTTGCTCCCGAAGCCCAACAGAAGGCAGTGTAAACAACATGCCATCCCGCTGTTTCCGGTTTATGACCATGTGTTGTTGTTCTTTTAAAGGAGGCAAAAGAAACTCTGAATCTTCACATCCCATGTCAGATGGGGACCGAACGGCACGCGCCCACGAACACACCCATCGCCAAAAAGGTTCTTCTGCGTGTCCCTTAAAGCGCCACTGTTGCCCCTCAAACATACGCGGC